CCTGGATGAGGATGTCCCAGGCGGACGGGCTGGTCCAGTCGATGTCCTGGCGGGAAATGTCGACCGTGCCGCCGTAGGTGGCCTTCGTGAAGTTCACCGGGCTGATGGTCATCTTCTGCGACGACAGCTGCGTTTTTTCGCCGGCCTGGGCGGCCACCGTGGTGTGCTGGGTGATCTTCGGCCGGGAGAAGGTCGACCCGGGGATGCCGCCCAGTCCTTTGGCGCCGCCCAGCGACTGGATCAGCGGCCGGTTGGCGTCGATCAGGTTCACCACCGCCCCCACGATCGGGGTGGGCAGAATGCCGGTGGTGTCGGAAGTTTTCTGGTCGGCGACCACCCGGGTCTGGGCGATCCGGGCGCCGGCGGCCTCGTCGCGTACGCCGCGTTCCATGATGCCGTGGGCGCGCAGGTAGTCGACCATGAACGCGCCCGGGCTGGCATAGACCGGGGCCCGTTCGCCGCCGTCGACCCGGCGGGGCGACGCCGGCACCCGGTCCGGCACCAGCGACGCGGATGTCGACGCGTGGGCGGCCCGTAACGCCTCGAACTCCTCCAAAGGTTTGATCTGCTCGTCGAGGGTGGTGATCCGCTTTTTGGCGGCCTCCAGCAAGCCCCGTTCGGCGTCGACCAGGTCCCGGTCTTCGACCTGGGACAGGATCGACTCCATGGTGGCGATCTGCTCGGCCCGCTGGGCTTTGAACGACTCCAGGACAGCATTCACGGCAACACAACCTCCGGTGTTTGGGCAGGACCTTCGGGCAGCTTCGGGGCCTCCCGGCGGGTCCCGCCCGGGCCTACCGCGGGGGCCTATAGCCCGGGGCGGCGGCGGGGGGCGAGGCGAGGTCGGTCGCGGGCGTCGCTAGACCGACTTTAGCGCCTCCAGCTCCCGCCACCAGCGATCCACGGCCCGTTCCGGCGGTGGCGGCCGGCGGGCCCGGGTCCGCACCAGCGTCACCCCCGCCTCGGCGAACGCCGGTGTCGGCGTCAGACTGACTTCGAGCAGCCGCGACTCGACCCGGGTCACCCGGGCCTTGTGGTCCGGTCCCAGATCCGGGTCGAACTCACGCGGGAACTCCCAGTCCGGCGGCGCCGCGTCCTGGAACCCGATCGACAAGCCGACCAGGTCGTCGGAGTCGGCCCGGGCCGCGGCCTCCTGGGCGGCCGGGCTGTCGTTCAACTTCCACACCCCGTACAGGCCGTCGTCGCCGGACCGCCAGCTCTCGGCGTGGCCGATGGTGGCCGACAGGCTGCGGTTGTCGTGGAAGAGCAGCAGCGGCAGCCGGGTCCCGGACCGGCCGGCGGTGGTCCGCTTGAACGACCCGGCCCGGTGGAGCTCCAGAAACCAGCCGATATCCGCCCAGGTCTCGTACGGCACGGCCCGGCCCTCCAGGTACCGGTACGGGTGGCGGCCGGTCAGCTCGCCCCGCAAGGCGACCGTGGTCGAAAACTCGCGCAGCTCGGGCAGGTCAAGCATTCGCCCCTCCTTGATCGGGCGGCGCCACCATCGGCGGCGGCGATGGCGGCGGCGGCGGGGGTTCCTGGTAGGGGATCGCAGTAAGCGGCACGCCCTGGAGCACCTGGTAGGCCATCTCGCCGGTCATGATCTCGGCGCCGACCAGCTGCGACAACGCCAGGGCGGTGGTGGGCAGATCCTCCGACAGCAGCTTGTTGCGGTCGAACTGGATTTTCTGACCGCGCGGCAGCCACGCCTGCGACCACACCTGCTCGAAATCGACCAGCACCGGCTCGATGCTGGTCCGCAGGATCTGCTGGTACTGGGGGGCGGCGGTCTTGTAGGTCATGCCCTGCACCGCCGAACCCAGCCAGTAGCTGTCCAGGTTGAACATGTTGGCGATATCGGTCAGCGTCGACTTGCGGGCCTCGGTCAGCTGGGTGTCCGACGGCGACCAGGCCAACGGCACCACCTGGGTGCCGTTCGGCAAGATCACCGGCTCCCGGACCGGCCCGCTGAACTTCGACATCCACGCCGCTTTGGCCTCGTCGGCCACGTCCTGGGGGATGACCGCCTGGGGGGCGATCACCGCCACCGACGGCACCGCCCCGCCGGCCAGCGCCGAGCGTTCGTATTCGCCTTCCATGGCCGCCCGGTCCAGCGTCGGGAAATTCTCCTCGACCACCCCCACCCCCCGCACCGGGTACCACCGGTCGATACCCCGGGCCACGTGGATCACGTCGTCGTTGGGTAGCGTCCGGCCCAGGTAGGTGTAGGCCACGTTGTTGGGGTCGCCGGCCATCCAGGTGATGTACACCCAGTTGATCGGCAGGTACATGACCGACAGCGGCCAGCCGTCCGCCCCCCTCGAGGTGACCAGCGACACCGTGTTCCCGCTGAGCAGGTAGTCCTCAACCGAGCAGGCCACATACCGGGAGCGGGGCCACAACGGCGACGGGTCCGGGCTGTCGAGCAGCAACGGGCGGGGCAGCTTCATGCCCGACCGGTAGGCGTCCATCTCCATCTGCTTCATCATCCCGCCGTACAACTGGATGGCCCGGCTCACGGCCGGGATCTGGCGGGCGGTGGTCGCATCGTAAACGTACGAGCCCGGCATACCGAACCCCGTCGACAGCGACGGCGGCGGGATCAGCCCGCCCGAATCCCGGCTACCCAGCAGCGCCCGCGTCGGCGCCACCATGACGCTCACGCGCGGAAGGTTACTAGCCGGTCACTTACAGTACGCGGAACTCGCCGAGGGCGGCCGGGGCGTGATCGTAGGCCCACACCGCCACCGTCATGGCCGTCAAACAGGCCAGACTCCCCGAACTTTGACGCCGTCCCCACGCCCAGGCGTCGCCCAGGGCCCGCCGGACGGCGCTGTGCGCCGCCGCGTCGAGCGCCGGGTGCTGCCGGTAGCGGACCGCCGGCACGTCGGCGCACAACGCCTCGAGGAGCCCGGCGCAGGCCGCCGCATACTCCCGGGCCTTCAACCCGAGCGGTTCGGCCCCGGCCCGCGACAGGGCGTCCGCGATGTCGATCGCCGGCCCCGCCTGGTCGTAGGCCACGCACAGCGGCCGCCACCGGTCGGCCAGCTCGGTGAGACGTTCCACCAGCCAGCCCGTACCGGGCCGCTGGTCGGCCACCTCCACATGCGCCACCCCATCCGCCGTCCGCCAGGCCGCCACGATCGCCGCGTCCGACCGGTCCACGGCCACATCGAACGCCAACGCCACCCGGCCCGCGGCGGGCAGGACGGCCGGGTCCTCGCCCGCCCGCCGCCACGCCTCCAGCGGGATCACCCGGGCCGTGGTCGAAACCCACCGGTTCCCGTAAGCCCGGGCGAACTCGTCCGGGCCGAGCTGGTCCAGGGCGGCCCGCATGGTCTCGGTGCCGACAGTCCGCCCCAGGGCGGGATGGTACAACGGCCATGAGACCGCATCGCCCGGGTCCATCGAATCAGGGCAGGACCATTCGAAATAGGCCACCCCCGTGTCCCGCCCGGCTTTGACCGCGGCCCGGCCCGTCTCCACGCTGCCCAGCCACCACGTCGAGGTGGCATCCCCGGCCGTCGACACCTTCCACACCTGGGCGTTCGGCCGGGTCGCCATCGTCGGGACTATCGCCTGGTCCAGTTGTGTACCGCGCACCGGGTCGAACGCCCACGGCTCGTCGACCACCACCAGATCCGAGGTTTTGCCGTGCAGACCGTCCGGGGTGGGCGGGAACGGGCGGATCAGCCCGCCCGACGGCAGCCACTTGATGTGCTCCGAGCCGGCCGCCCGGCGCAAATGCACCTTCGGCACGAACGGGGCCAGCAGCGGCCAGTGCTCATTGATCAGCCAGTCCACCGCATGCTTCCCGGACTGCTGGGTGAACCAGCACCGGGCGCGGGGCACCACCAGCGCCCGGTGGTCCAGGACCGCCCCGAAGAGGGTGGTCTTACCCGCCTGTCTCGGGACTGTGACTAACACCAGCTGGTAACAGAACCGGCCCGCCTCGTCGACCTCGAGCGCCACGTCGGCCACATACCGCTGCCACGGCATCAGCGGTTTGCCCATCGCCGCGGCCAGTTTGGTGACCGCCCCGCCGAACGTGAGCCGGCTAGCTGTCCGCGGTGTGGCTATCGCCGGCGCCGGCCCGGCCGAGATCGGCCAGAAGCTGATCGAAAGCGTCGACCGGTTTGGCCCCGCCGGCGGTGAGCCCGGCGGCGACCCGGAGACGAAGGTAGCCGTCATTCGCCCTTACCACCAGGTCCGGGTCGGGTTGGGCCTCGGCCACGTCGACCGCCCGGGCGCCCGCCCGCAACGCCGCCCGCTCCCCCCGCTTGATATCGGCCCGCTCGAGCAGGTCCGCCTCCAGGCCGGCCTCCACCCGGCCCAGTTTCCGCCGCACCCGGACCCGATCACTCACCTATCCGCCCATATCCGGCCAACCCGGCCACATCGGACACAAAAAACGGATGCGTTGCGGGATGAACAGCGGCTCGCCCCCCAAAAAATGGGGGGGGGCCATCTTCGGACTCGCCCCGAGTCATGTGACCGTGAACGGCATCGTGTTGGACAGCGCCTCGCCCGGGTTGCGGACCCCGACCTGATAGACGCCCGGGGTCTGGGGGAACAGGTAGTTGGTCTGCACCTGGTTCGAACTGATCCAGCTCTGGTTGGCCGACACGCCCAACCCGACCACCCAGCGGCGTGTAGTTGCAGTTGTGGCTGACGCGGGCCGAGTCCCAGATCATCGGCTCAGAACCGGGAGACGTAGCTGGCGACCCCGGTGCGGTAGCCGGCGACCCGGCCCCGGTTCGTCCGTTCCGCGCCCCCCCGGCTGTTACAGGCCCGGCAGGCGGCCCGCAGATTGGCCGGAGCCCAGCAGTCGCCGCCGTCGGCGCGGGCCA